GCCTCAGCGAACCTTTCGCTCATCAGCGCTCTCTCGACACTGACCACAGGCGTCGCCAACGCGGTTCCCTTGGCACAGAAGGGCGTGGCTTCAGGTGTCTCGACCCTCGACTCTGGTGGTTTCGTTCCGGCTGCGCAGCTCACTGCACTGACCGGCGACGTGACTCGTGCAGCGGGTTCGGCGACCACCGTCCTTGCCGGCTCTGGTGTCACGGCAGGATCGTACACCAACGCGAACATCACGGTCGACTCGAAAGGCCGTGTGACCGCGGCTGCCAGCGGATCTTCCAGTGGTGGCGTCTCCACGTTCAACACCCGTACTGGCGCCATCACTTTGATCTCGAGTGATGTGACGACAGCCCTTGGTTTCACCCCGTACAGCGCAGCAAACCCGAACGGCTACACGTCGAGCGCAGGCACCGTCACGTCGGTGAATCTGACATCCACTGACTTCGCAGTCAGCGGAGGCCCGATCACGGGATCAGGATCTCTGGTCGCGAATCTGAACACGACCACAGTCACAGCTGGTTCGTACACGAACGCTAACATCACTGTTGACTCGAAGGGGCGGATCACGGCTGCGGCCAACGGCAGCGGCGGAGGCGGCACCATCACCCTGACTGGCGACGTCACAGGCTCGGGCACATCCTCGTTCGCGACCACGTTGGCTGCCACAGCGGTGACGGCTGGATCCTACACCAACGCAAACATCACCGTCGACTCCAAGGGCCGGATCACAGCCGCAGCATCTGGTTCTTCAACCGGCGGTGTCTCTACATTCAACACGCGCACAGGGGCCGTCACGCTCACGTCTTCGGATGTGACCACTGCCATCGGCTTCACCCCGTACAACGCCACGAATCCGAGTGGCTACACGTCGAACACGGGTACGCTGACGAATACTGGCAACAACCTGAATCTGAATCGTCTCGTTCTTGGGAATGTGGCCTTCGACACGACAACGGCACAGGGTCTCAATACCGACGGCATCTCAGTACTGAGTCTCGGTGTCGCCGGCACTTCTGTCGGCAAGATTCAGCTGCAGAACGCAACCAGCGGCTTTATCACCATTCAACCCGTTACAGGTGCTCTGGGTGTGTCCGTATTGTCTGCACCAGCCGTGACCGACACGCTGGTCACCCTGGCCGCCACACAGACGTTGAGTAACAAGACGTTCGTCGCACCCGCACTCGGCACACCCGCCAGCGGCAATGGTGCCAACCTGACCGGTATCTCGCTGACCACCGGCGTGACAGGTATCCTGCCTGTGGCAAATGGGGGCACAGGAACCGCAACTCCAGGTCTGGTCGCGGGGGCCAACGTCACCGTCACCGGTACGTGGCCGAACCAGACGGTGGCGGCTACGGCATCCGGTGGCAACGTCTCGAACAGTGGAACACCGACGGCTGGTCAGATCGGTGTCTGGGTGACCGCGACGACGCTGCAAGGTGTGACTGCAACGGGAACGGGTTCTCCGGTTCTGGCAACCAGCCCGACGCTCTCCGCTCCTACACTGAGCGGCATTGTCAGCACCAACGGTGCCAACGTCACGACTTCGGCCGCGATGGGTGCTCTGGTCATCGATGTGACGAAGGGTCTGAACACAAAGACCATCGCCGCCGATTCGACCTTCACGTTCAGTGCCACGCCGGCCACGGCAGATACCTGGTTCTCAATGTTCGTGACCAACACGGACACGAACCCGCACACCCTGACAGTCCCGTCTTCGTTCTCGATTGTGACGCAGAACGCACGCACGACCTGCGTGATCCCGGCCTCGGGTCAACTGTTCCTGACGTGGCGTTACGATGGCTCGACCTATCACCTCTTCGGTGACAGCTCGTTCCAGAACAACTTCGCTGCTACCGTCGCGCCGACAGTCAGCAATGACGTGACCCAAGGTTACGGGCCCGGATCGTTGTGGGGCAACACGACGGCTAACACGCTCTATTGGTGCAAGACGAACGGTGCCGGCGCCGCGGTCTGGGATCTGGTTGCTGGATCTGGTTCCGGCACGGTCACGAACGTTGGTTCTAATCTGACCGCGAATCGCCTTGTCCTAGCGAACTCCGGCGTCGACATCACGACGGCGGCCGGCATCACGACGAACGGTGTGTCGCAGATCAGTCTTGGTGTGGCCGGGACATCCGTTGGCTCTCTGGCACTGGCCAACGCAACCAGTGGCAGCGTCACCTTGCAACCCGTCGCTGGCGCTTTGGGTTCGTCAGTCCTCACGCTTCCTGCCGCCACCGATACGGTTGTGGTCCTGGCCGCGGCACAGACGCTGACGAACAAGACGCTCACGTCACCAGTCCTGACGACCCCGAATCTTGGAACCCCATCTGCACTGGTTCTCACCAGTGCAACGGGCCTTCCACTCACCACCGGCGTGACCGGAATCTTGCCTGTTGCCAACGGCGGTACAGGAACAGCGACGCCGGGTCTGGTCGCGGGTACGAACGTCACGATCACTGGTACCTGGCCGAACCAGACGGTCAATTCCTCGAGCAGCGGAGGCGGTAACGTCTCCAACTCGGGGACACCGACGGCTGGACAGGTCGCAGTCTGGGTGACTGCAACCACGGTTCAAGGTGTGACTGCAACAGGTACGGGTTCCCCTGTCCTTGCCACGTCACCCACGCTCTCGGCTCCGAACCTCGGGACACCGACGGCAGTCGTGCTGACCAGCGCCACCGGTCTCCCACTGACTACCGGCGTCACAGGTATCCTCCCTGTTGCCAACGGGGGTACCGGCACGGCTACTCCTGGCCTCGTCGCCGGTACGAATGTCACAGTGACCGGGACTTGGCCGAACCAAACAGTCAATTCCTCGAGCACAGGTGGCGGCAACGTTTCGAACAGTGGAACACCTACTGTTGGTCAGGTCGCAGTCTGGGTGACTGCGACCACGGTGCAAGGCGTGACCGCAACGGGTACTGGATCCCCTGTCCTCGCCACGTCACCCACGTTGGTGACTCCCGCTCTTGGTACACCTTCCGCCGTCGTCCTGACGAACGCGACTGGCCTTCCTGTCTCCACTGGTATCTCGGGTCTTGGAACAGGCATCGCCACCTTCCTGGCAACGCCAAGCAGCGCCAATCTGCTGGCTGCAGTCACCGGTTCGACTGGTACCGGTGGAAACGTCTTCGCCACGAGCCCGACTCTCGTGACCCCGAACCTGGGCACCCCATCGGCAGTCGTCCTCACCAGTGCCACCGGCCTCCCGCTAACTACCGGCGTCACAGGTATCCTCCCAGTAGCAAACGGTGGTACAGGAACCGCAACCCCTGCTATCGTGGCTGGTAGTGGCATCACCGTGACCGGAACGTGGCCGAACCAGACGGTGACCGCAACGGCAGGTGGTGGCGGTACAGTCACGAATACAGGTGGCGTCCTCACCGCGAATGCGGTCGTCCTTGGTGCAGGCTCTGCCGACACGAAGGTCTTGGCGGGTATCACAACCAACGGGGTGTCGCAGCTGAACCTCGGTGTTGCCGGTACTTCTGTCGGTGCCATCTCGCTCGCGAATGCAACAAGTGGTTCGATCGTCATCCAACCGACGACCGGTGCCCTTGGATCTGCAGTCCTGACTGCACCGGCCGTGACTGACACGCTGGCCACTCTGGCTGCGACCCAGGCACTGACCAATAAGACGTACAACGGCAACACCATCACGTCTGGTACTGGCACGCTGACTCTGGCGGCGGGCAAGACGCTCACCGCGTCGAACAGCCTTACGTTGGCTGGTACCGATGCTACAACGATGACGTTCCCAGCCGTCTCGTCGAACATCGGTACGCTGGAATCCGTTCCGGTGACGATGAGTGCCAACTACACGTTCGTAGCGTCTGACAGCGGCAAGACGTACTACCATCCGAGTGCGGATACGACGGCTCGTACCTGGACCATCCCTGCAAACTCGTCGGTGGCGTATCCTCTGGGCACTGTCATATGCGTTGACAACTTCACTGGTGCAGGCGCTATTACGGTCACGACCACTGACACGCTGAGCGCAGGTGGTACTGCTGGTGCGGTCGGGGCGATGACTGTGGCGGCTGGCCAACGAGGCTTCTTCCACAAGATGCTGTCTACGACGTGGCGCGGCTTCGTCACCAACCTCGCCTAAGGACTCAACATGAGTAACGCAACACTCCTAGCAATGATGATGGGACTGGCACAGGCTCCAGCGGGGCCAGTCCCTGCAACGGTTCATGCCTTCAGTGCGGTGTCAACACCAGTCTCCAATATCCAACAGGGGACAGCGCTCTCGGCCTACGGCATCAAAGACAGCGTCACTGGTGATCTCGTGTTCTGGTCCTACACGGCGAACAACACGAACCCAACGGCGCTGTACACGTCGCAGAACAACGGTCAGACCTGGGCACAGGTTGCGACCGACGCCACGAACCCGGTATCCGATTGGTCGAAGCCGATGGGCATGGTGCAGGACAGCTCTGGTGCTGTCCACGCCATCACCTTCAGCCAGCCTCTAGGCTATCCGGGCTATGGGCGATTGACTTTGACCCGAGCATCTGGTCATGTCACGGGCTATACGTGGGCTGTCGCGCCGTTTGCACTTCCGGCGCATTCGACCGGTGCCGAAAACACACGGGGAACGATCTACGATGTGACTCTTGGTGGTGTAGAGACCATCGTCTACGTGTTCTCCTCAAGCGTTGGGGCTACTGACCTCAAGGTCTACGCTGCGCGAGCAACTTCACTGACGCCGTCCAGCACCTCCAGTTTCGTCGGTCTGGACGGTACTGGCAGTGACTCAACGCTTCTTGACGTCACGGAGGCTTCTGGTACACGCAACGGTAGTACCCATCAATGCGGCCTGGCCCAAGTCGGAAGTACAGAAGACCTGTATATGTTTGTCGGTCCATTCGACGAAGATCAGGCGCAGGCACCCGGCGGTACAGTCTCCAACGACGACCTCTGGTTCCGCCAACTACCCAAGTCTGCTGGGGTCTGGACGGTTGGTAGTTCATCTTCACTTGGTACCGACGTCTGTGCCGCCGCTACAGGTGTTCCGATCCCGAATATACTGGGCGTCTACAGCACCAGCAGCGGTGCCTGGGTCATGTACTCCAGCGGGTCCACGGGCATCAACTTCGGCTCGGTCAATTCAGCCGGTACGCTGACGGCAGTTGCTGTCACAAGTCCTCTGTCCACCGCGAGTCGTGCCGCGTACGGCGCGTTCACCGTAGGTACCAGTGGTGACATCTGGACGATCTTCAACACCTACGGTCCTTACAGCAGTCTCACACCTACGGGCAAGCTGGCACATTGGAACGGTACTACGTGGGAAACGAGCACCACCGATACTTCGGCGGCTGCGTGTATCGGGATGATCTCGTTCTCGGGATGGGCGCGGGGTTGCGCTACGGTTCGTATCGAAGGCAGTCCCACTGACGCAACGGTGGTGGGTACTCTCAGTGGTGCGTCGGTGTTCAATCCGTAGTCACGGCTTCTGACTCTTGGTGGAAGTCATATTGAAATGACTTCCACCAATCATCAACACTTCGCCTGGTGCAACAATGAACCTAGCATTCCTCACAGCAGTGGCAAGTACGAGAGTCTTCCCACTGAATCCACAGCAGAGCAGTGGCGGGACCGGGACGGCGTACGACGGCGGGAGCTCCAACTCAGTGGACTCTGGGACCGCACTCGACGGCGGGAGCTCCAACTCAGTAGATTCCGGTACTGCCGTTGACGGTGGCACCTCCAACACCTAATCGAAGGACCTCGACATGACCAATCCCATTCAGATCAAGCGTGACACAGCCGCCAACTGGACGACCAACAATCCAGTCCTGCTCATCGGCACCTGGGCTCTCGAAACCGATACGAAGCGCTACAAGATCGGTGACGGATCGACCGCATGGACCAGTCTCGCCTACACGGATCCAACCGTGGCCCTGGCAGTGATCAACGGCAGCACGTTGGCAACCGGTAACCTCGCCTCGGCGTACAACAACACGATCCAGACGGCGGCAACGGCGGCTACCTTGACGATGGTTGCCGGCATGTCGTGCCCGTCTGGACTGCGCATCGAGACTCCTGGTGGAGCCACAGTATCCTGGCCTACCGGTTTCACTGTCAACGGCGTGGCTTCCGCCGGAACATTGACCGCCCTCGCAGGTCAGTTCTTCATCCTAGAACAGATGCAGGGCACCAACACCTGGCGTATCGTCATCGGGCCGACAACCGATCTGATCACGATACGCACGGAAAGCACGACCTTGACACTGGCGGCCGCTGACCTTGCAGGTGACAGCGAATGTGCATCTGCAATCGCTGTAACGGCCAGCCCCCAGGCTTCTGGCTTCTGGCGCATGTTCCGCGGCGCGGGCGTCGTCACCTTTACGGGATCGGGCGTCACTGTGACCGACAACCGTGTCGTCGGTGCTGCTAATCCTGTGTGCATCATCCTGTACACATCGTCGACCACGGCGGTAATCATCGGTGCCAAGGCCTGATCATGAGCAGAAAAGCAGCTATCGTAGCCGCTGTACTAGCGGCAATGGGTGGAGTCGGGGGTGGATCTGGCGCTGGTATCGTCATCCAGAGCCAGCTCTTCAGCAACGCAAGCACGTCCGCTACTCTGGTGGGTACCTTCCCTCTCGGCATCACAGCCGGGAACTCGATCCTCGTTACCGGATTCATTTCCGCGTCGGTTGCTGGTGCCTCAGTCACATTGTCTGCAGCTGATGACAAGGGTAGCACCGGATGGCAGGTGGACGCGGTTGCAGATCCTGGTGGCGGTAACAGCTCCAAGGTCTTCATCGCATCTTGTCTTGCACCAATCGCGGGTGCGACAATCGTCACCATAACTGTCACAGGAGGCGTTGCCGTCTCCCTTTGTGGCATGCTCGAAGTGCATGGTGTCACCGGTCGTGGCACCCCCAAGACACACGGGTCAGCAGGCGCGGGCGAGACGGGCCCTGTCTCGATCACCAACGCAGCCGCTAACACGAGTCCGCGTGCTATCACACTGCATGCATTCACCAACGCGGCATTCCTGTCGAACCTTGGCATGACGGCGGCGCCGACCACTAACTCGTTCACCACGCTGCAAGTCAACCAGAACTTCGCCACCAATACTCCTGGGATCTGCGGTTACTATCTGGATACGACTACGGTGACCGATTCGGTGGTCAACAACTGGACGCAGACGAGTTCCTCGATTGCTCAGGTTCTGATGACTTTTGAACTGGCGTAAACCATGAATACCTCCCTATACGCAACGACGGCGGCTCGATCCTATCGCCCGATCTCAACACCTGGTGCCTACGGTCCTGTGTCGACTTTCAATGGTGCCATCAAAGTGATCGGCAACCAGCTAGTAGACGGTGCTGGCAACACACTGTTCATGCGCGGCGCCAACTACTCGGGCTACGAGTTCGCGTATGCCACCGGTGCTCTAGGTTACACTGACGCGTCTGGTTTCCAGGCTGGTCAGGCCAACGGCCCGAAGCTGTCAGCAATGGCGAGTAACTGGGGTATGGGCATCATCCGTATTCCGGTGAATGCAGGTTCTTGGTTCGGTGGTGTCTACTATGACATCAACGGTAATACCGTCAACATGGACCCGAACAACAACTACAAGACGCAGGTCATCGCCCAGGTCAATGCCGCAGTGACTGCGGGCTTCTATGTGATCTTTGACTTGCACTGGATCAACATCGGCAAGGTAGCTCCCGTCGGTGGTCAGGTCACGTTCCCAGACATCGTCAATGGCCCGGCCTTCTGGACCGACGCTGCTAACACATTCAAGAACAACCCAGCCGTGATCTTCGAGCTCTTTAATGAGCCGATCTTTTACGACTGGCCATCACTGCGGGATGGCTCGATCGTTCCGGCGTTTGTCGCCCAACAGAACGGCCAAGGCACCGGACCGGTATACGACGGTGACGTCTTCCTGTACCCGATCACGATCACGAGTGGTACCTTCACCGCCGGTGAGCTGTTCACTTCGACTCCTACAGGGGGTCGTGTCGTCTACGTTGATACGACGGTGAGTCCGAACATCGCATACCTGGTGACGAGCAATGCTTCAGTCGTCACGATGCCAACACTGCCCACGGGTACGGTGATCACCGGATCAACATCACACGCTACAGCAACGACGACCGGCGCATCAACCGTCCACTACGCCGGCTATCAGGTTCTCCTGAACGCAGTGCGGGCAACTGGCGCCACCAATGTCTGTCTCATCGGCGGGTGTTACTTCTCGGCCGATCTGTCCGGTTGGCTCGGCGCTGCTCCGATCGATCCGGCACCAGCCGGCTTCGTTGGTACCTGGACCCCGCAGATCGGCGCAGTCTGGCATGCGTATCCGGACTACTCTGGACCCACGTACGGGAACACGGGATACGGAGAACCTAGTTTCGGTGCCGTCTCGTTCACTTACGCACAAGGCATCATGGCGGGTGGTTATCCGCTCGTCATTACGGAGACGGGTGGTTCGACCAATCTCGGAGGTGGTCCGGCGACTGCCAACAACGAGCCGTTCTGCTCGAACATGGCAACGTGGTGCACCACTTACAATGTGACCACGACGTTCTGGGCGTGGGACATCTGGGCTGTTCCGGCCAACGCCTGTATCACAGACGTCAACGGCACGCCTACAGTTGGTCAGGGTCAGGTGCAGAAGGCATGGTGCAATACCTACACCACGCGTTACGGCACCTGAGATCATAACTAGGACACAGATTGAACTCTGTTAATTTTACAGAGTTCAATCAGGAGATCAAATGTCACGACAACTAGCGTTCACCCTCATGTTGGTGTGTGGACAATCATTGGCTGCCGGGACGGTCCTAGGTGCTCTCTCACAGGAGGATCCGTGGATCTGGATCATCGGTGGATTCGGGGCGGCAATAGTCTACGTGAAGAACCCACCGACCTCACGGTCAGAAGCAATGATCAACAGTCTCATCTCGGTGATGATAGGTGGACTCATTGCCCCCTCGGTGGCCGCCTACTGCGCGATCAAGATCGACAAGACGCTTGCCAACCCGTACCCGTTTGCCTTCATCCTGTCCTCTGCATGGCCCTGGATCATGCCTGCGGTCTTTGCCAGGGCACGGGCTCTGGTAGGAAAAGCAGAGCCTGAAAAGATTGTGAGATCGCGACGTAGGAAAGAGACGATCGTGCCGCCGGTCGTATCTTCGGACGCATCCGATGGGGGTGAACAAGCATGACAGACACGAGCTCACCGATGGCCCTGATCTTGTTGGTTGTCGGATTCCTTATGGCCGCTCACGCAATCTCGACAGCAAACTTCCTGAGCCGAAAAGCACCCCTGACGATCGCGCTTGAAGTCGTCTTCATGTTCGGTTTCTCCGTTGGGTCTGTGATCAGTAGCTTTGATCACGATCCGGTCGGTGGCATGACTTTCTTGGTCGTGGCTCTGGGCAACAAAGTTCTGCTGATCGTGGACCTTCTGATCCGTGGGTATCCAATGAGGCTATCCCTCATCACCTGTGACTTCGATCATCAGGATCCGATGTTCATGGCACCACGCCGCCGTTCTACCGACTAGCAGTTTGACCACACCACGATCAACGAGGAACCCACATGTCCAGCCAAGGTGTCTACTTCTACTCCAGCATATCCGTTCACTTCAACGGACTGGCTGGCCCCGCTTCAGTACTACAAGTTCCTTGGGCTGAGAATTTTGACGCCTTCAGTTCGGGTATTCCACTTGGGGTCGTCAGGGGAAACCTGAACTCCGATACCCCGGCTGGCCTCTACGTCTTGACTCCGGCCGCTGACGGGACGGTCAAATGGAGATTCGCTCTTGGCCTGGCCGACCTCAGCGCCTCAGTGGCGACCGGAAGCGTGGTTTCCGTCTTCCTCAATGTGACTTCGACCCAAACCTTTGCGTCCGGAGTCTCTGTCTGGAAGAATGGCAGCAACCAAACTTCGCTGACGGTCGCACCCGATGCGAGCAATTCTGTTTGGGTAACCCTCGCTGCGACGGCCTCTTCATCCGCAGTTCCCACGTTCCTGTTCCCAGGTAACCAGGCGCCGTTCACGTCAGCTATCTATGGCCTGCCATTGACGGTCGACTACAACTTCGGCACGTCTGCCACAGCACCGACACCCGGCGTGTCGGTGGCGATCCAGTCACTGACTGAGCTTGGGACGTACTTCAATCCTGTCGAAGGCAACTCCTACGGTGGTACTGGCACGACGACGATCAACAACGAACCGCAACGCTATCGTCCGGCATTCGATGGGAACAATCACAGCATAGGTGCCTCGGGCCTAACGCTGACAGCCACCAATCCGTCAGGTACATGGAACACCTACGGTCGCGCTCAAATCCTGACGACTGGTGCGGGCATCAACGTCAACGCTATAGGTGGAACGGTCCCAACCACGTTTGCGGCTCTGTCCCTGGCTGGCACAGAACCCTGGCTCAGCACCATCGAGCTCGGCGATTGCGTCACTTACAACAGTGGCATGATCTTCGTGACAGGCGTTGACCTTGTTGGACAGACCATTACGTTTGAGGCTGTCTCCAACGGCGGGGCTGTCTCTGCCTACAAGGGCAACTGGGCTGTGACCTTCACCAAGCTCGCCTTCTGTCCCCTGTCCGCAAACATGGCGCAAGGAGCTACGTCTGCTACATTCCAACGTGCTGTTCCGTCTAGCGTGGTTGTGGGTAGCATGCTCGGAGGTGGTCAGCGTGCATTCACGTACTATGCGGCTCCGACCTCGTATGCAGCATGCAGGGTCCAGACGATCTCCACAGATCGTAAGACCATCACCTTCGACTCTCCTGCAAATTTGTCTGGTACTGGAGTCACACTTCTTGCTGCAAGCGACGGCATCTGGTTCATTCCTGAAACATGGTCTGGGCAGATCTGGTCCAAGCGCGCCTTTGGTCCTAACCAAGTAGGCTCGAACGTTTGCGCCATCGAGGTGACGTTCAAGACTGGCGTCATCCCGTGGTGGCTCGGCGGTGCCAACTACACGAAGGCTCAGATCGACGCGTTCTTTGCCGCGAACCCCACGATCCCAATGGGATTCTGGCCTGCTATTTGGCTGTATCAGTTCAAGCCGAACGGCACTGTAGCCGGTGCGCGCTTCGACCAGTCCGAGGTTGACATGATGGAGTTGTTCTCAACGCTCTACCGGGGCGCTGGAACATTCACCGCAACTTTGCACGGAGCACCTTACACGGTGACGCCGTCGCTCAGTAACGCAGGTGGACTCAACTCCAACTATCCAGGAGCTACTTGGGAAACGAGCGCTGCGGGCACGACCAACATGTCAGCCAACGCCTCGTCCCTTGATCTGGCTTCAAACGCCTATGTCACAGACGGGAATTTCCACACGCTCGGATTGGTGTGGACGAAGGCAAAGGCAGCTATCTACCTGGACAACTACTGCATCTACGCTGCAGACTACTCGGTGTCGAGCGATTATCCTATGCAGCTGGGAATCGATCTGGCCATGGGTGCTCTCAACGGCAGTTCTGCAGCAGCGCTGGCTTTCCCTCAGAACAGTGCCAACTTCTCAGGGTGCTCGCTGACTGTTAGTCGCATCCAAGCCTGGGAAATCTAAGAAGTATCGGTTCATTGATCTGGCGTAGAGGGGCAGGTCACCGCCACTCTCACCAAACGAGAAAGAGACTGCATCATGCTCTCCATTCCTACACCACTCACTCCGTACATGGTCTGGATCAAGCTCATCGCGATCCTTGCACTAGTGGCCGCTCTCTTCGGGGCCGGCTATCACTACGGTTCGCTTGTGACCCACAGCGCGGACACTGTCGCACTGAACAAGCTGCAGAAGCAGTACGACGACGACAAACAAGTGTGGGCCGACACAAAGACTCGCATGGCGGCCGACGCAAGCGCAGCTCTGATCGCGCACGACAACGAGAACGCTGCAAAGCAAGCTGCCGATCAGCAGAAGATCATGTCCATCACCACGAAGTACCAAACCGCACTGAAGGAAGTCCAAAATGCAAAGCAAACTGCTCTCGCTCACATCGATCACCCTGTTGCCGGTACTGCTGACGGCCTGTGGGTCCTTGTCGACTCCGACACCTGCACCAGTGATCCAGACGGTCGTAGCCTCCTGTCCCAAGCCACCAGTCCCGGACGCTTCGCTGACCGTCAGCAGTGCCGACTTTCAAGCACAACTGCTGACTGGCTTGTCCAAGAAGCCGCCTCAGCCAACGAAGTAGTGGCCAAGCTGAACTCGTGCGTCGGCCAGATCGGAGTCGCGACCGCTCCATCGGCGGCTGATACCACGACTGTGACGACGGGCACGCAGCAGGGAACGAAGCCATGAGCTACCAACCGGGTGATTGGACCACTATCCTCGAAGACTGTGGAGTCAGCCCAGCGAACGCTGCGGCCTGGGCACCTCACTGTGCGACCGTGCTGCTGGACGACACGTTCGATGGTGGGACCGAGGAGCTGGCTCAGTTTCTGGGTCAAGCTCTGCACGAGTCGCAGTTACTGACAGAGACGGCTGAGAACCTGAACTACACAGATCGCTCACTTGCCAGTCTGTTTGGACCATCACGTATCAGCAGTTCTGATTGCATTAAGTTAGGCCGTAACGCCGATCATGCCGCAGATCAGGAGTCGATCGCAAACACCATCTATGGTGGTGCCTGGGGTCTCCACAATCTCGGCAACAAGACCTGGGGCGATGGTTGGAAATACCGGGGTTCTGGATGGATCGAAGTCACGGGTTACGACAACTTCCTGGCCGCAGAGCAAGCCACAGACATTCCATTCACGACCAATCCAGATCTCATGCGTCAAGTCGGTACCGCAGCTATCGAGGCATCTGTCGCCTGGTGGCACAAGAACATCACAGTACAGATGCTGACAGATGCACTAGCGCTACGCAAGCGCGTTAATCCGGCCGCGCTAGGTCTGCAAGATTGCATCGCGTTGACCGCCAAGGCTCGCGCTGCATTCGCCAAGACCCCCGAAGCTCCTGCAGAGAACTCGCAAGTTTCCCCGCCCTGAAGGCACTGCCTTCTACCATGTTTTACCCAGCAACGATCTAGGAGATCACTTTGACCAATCCCGTTCTGTTCTACACCGGCGCCACCATCTACTTCGCGGGCCTGTCTGGCGCTGCCACACCGACTTCGATCCCCTGGGTCAACGACTTTGCCAAGCGTCCGGCAGGGGCCGACGTCGTTGTGCTGAATTCCGACCTCGGCAGTGACACGGCTGGCCTCTACGTGATGGTTCCCAATGCGACCACCGGCCGGAAGGTCTGGCGTCAGCAGCTGACGATGCTTCAGCTGACGGCGATCCTCGCCGCTGCCCAGACAATCACGCTGATCCTCAACGCGTCGTCCACCACGACCTACCCGGCTCCGGCCGTGGTCTACGGAAACGGTCAAGTCATCGCTGGTGGTGCGGTCACCGCGTCGTCCACCGCCGTCTACCTGATTGCTCAGCCGGCTCTGCCCACGAGCGCTGTCTACACCTTCGCAACCCTCCCGAGCGCGGTGACGGCGGGCGCTGGTGCCCGGGCTTTCATCACCGATGCGAGCGCCACTACCTTCGCCTCTGCGGCCGCTGGCGGCGGTGCGAACAAAGTGCCGGTCTACAGCGATGGCGCGGCCTGGCACATCGGCTAAGTCGCCTTCCGCAATTCGTCCTGTTTTGCGACGTTCCATGGTGACATGATTGGTTCCCTAGGTTCCAGTTTTTAGTCATCGTTGGGGTCAGCAAACAGGACGAAGTAGGAGGTGCTGTAGACGGTCTAACCGCCAAAAGAAAGGGCCCCATGGAGTTGAATCCATGGGGCCCTTTTTCGTTCGTGGACAGTCAGCCGAAGAGGCCTCGTGTCTTGATGGTCGCCAGCTTGCGGAACTCGTGGTACGACTTGGTCATGTCCTCGTCGTCGCACCACTTGATGGGCGGAACCTCGATCTTTATACTGGTCTTGAGACGGACCAGCTTTCGATTCCGGTTCAAAGCCTTCTCGTGCTTCCTGCACCAGGCCATCATTTGCCCATTGCGTGCAGCCCACTCCTTGATCGACCCATACTTGTTCAGTCCTTTCGCCGCATCGTTTGGGCTCATGAGCTGAGGTACGCAATCGATCTTGTCACCGATCAGAGTCTGGTAGTCCACGCACTGCTCGGGCTCGACGCCGAACAGGGCCTTCACGTCACGCCGGTAGATCTTCGTCGGCTTCTTGCCCTTACCACCGCTGGAGTCGTAGAGGAACACGTCATCGCGTACCAGTCCTTGGAGCGCGTCCTTGTCCCGGCAGCCGATTGCGAGGTTGGCGCCGCTGTGTATGAGACTACGCATCAGGTCGTCGGCCTCATACTTGGGCTTTTGCACGCAGGGGATGCCCGCTTTCTTCAGATATCCGATGATGTACGGCAGGTGGTCGTAGACCCCAGAGCCTGGCTCTCGGTTCCCCTTGTACCCATCGTAGACATCGAACCGGAAGTTCGCGTCGCCATCGAAGCCAACGAAGATCCTGCGGGCTCCGACAGCGCCCGCATCCTTGCAAATCATGCCGACGAAACGTTTAGCCTGTGACAGCGCTTCGTCAGCGGGTTCGAACGACTGTGTGTGGACTACACGGTGCAAATAAAACGGCCCGTCGACTGCAAACACCCTATCATTAGTCATCATAACAATTTTATCCTGCGTCTAGTTGGTTGACGGGACTAATTACCCCGGTCTTCCACAGAAGAACTAGCCCGGCTGGACGCGTCCCCTACTCTGTGGAGTATCACAAATGGCTGCTCACGCCACTCTGAAGACCGCCTCAGGTCTAAATCCCAAAATTGCGTCCAGGAACGTCCAGGTCTGGAATTCTCTACTCGACCACCTAGAAGACAATGCACTAGGTATGTTTGCTCTGCGCAGGGTGATCAGCGAAATGTACCCGCGTCTAGGTAGCAAGCTACACGATCTTTACGGTAATCTGTACTCCCACTTTCAAGTATTTGCCTTTTTGTTTCCGAGTCCGCTGTGCGAAGTCTGTGGGGTGGCTACATCCAGGGTTACGTGCTCGAGTCGCTGTACTTACTTCCACAAGACTGGGTATTGGAACCCTAGTTCTAACCCGGAGATTGTCGCCAAGAAGGAAGCCACAACTGCTAAGAATTGGGGCGTGAAGAATCCGTTCCAATCCAAAGTCCTGACGAAGAAGGCCCAAGACACACGCGAGTCTAGAACTGGCTATAGACACGCGCGCCAGAATCCGGCAATAGATCTTAGAGCCGAGAAGAAGCGCCTGAAGACAATGACTGATCGCTACGGGACAACAAATGCCATTGATGTTCCAGGAGCTAAAGAAAGGCGTGTGTCCTCGTACATCGAGAACTTTGGAGTTGAACACCCAATGAAGAGTGCAGAGATTTCTGCACGTATGATCAAGACTCGTGAAGAACGCTGCTTAGCTAAGCATGGAGTTCGTCACATCCTACAGACGCCCGCTGGTTTGGAGGCCCACATGAGGGCCTTACGCGCCGTAACCTCACATGTCTTCAAAGGTCGCAAGTTTGAAGTCCAGAGCTCTTACGAAAAACTGATCTTCGAGAAACTGGCAGCCAAGTACGGGATCATGGGTGTTCACACTCAGTTCCACAGAGAATTTCCCAAACACACATTCAAAGAGTGCGGCACAACACCAGATCTCTACGTGCCATCTCTCGACCAGTTCGTTGAGATCAAGAGTGTCTACACACTGATGTACAAAAAGGAATGGCTGCGGAGCAATCGGCGAAAAGCCTGGAATTGCAACCACAGCCATTGTCAGACAAAATGGGTCGTTGTCACTGATCCTAAGAAGGGACTGTTCGTACCGTTACCTCGGGATTGGTTCAAGCTCAGTGATACTGATCTTAGGAAACTCGTGGGCTAGAAGTTGCCGTCTACGCCGAACAAGCGGTCGTTGCTCATCACACGCCCCAGCCCGGCACCCGTGCCTTCAGGAGTTGAGCGTACATCGGCCGCACCGTGTCTGGGTGCAGCTGGAGGAGGAAGCGCGCGGCCGCCTCCTGGTAGTTCGGCAGGATCTCGTCGTGCTGCTCGAGGGCTTGGTACAGAAGGTCACCAGCTGCCTTGGCGTCAAACCCGTCGTAGCGATATCCTGCCTCCACCATCTGGCTGTTGTGAACGAGCGGGTATCCGCCGTACAGGATCTCGTTGTAGCTGTAGTTCAGCTCGTTCCACCAGTTGTGGGCGACGACGGCGCGGACGTTGGTGCTGGCGAACACGGTGGCCGTTGGCTGGCGTGGCTCGCAGGTTGTGACGTCGCGCACTTCCAAAGCACCCAGGAACGACCTGAACGCCTCGCTGGTCTCTGCCTTCTCCTTGTGGCCCATGACCTTCAGCTCACCAAACATTGGACGGCCGTTGGCCTGACCCGTGCGGTACGCCACTTCAGCCGCCAGGATCGGGATGTGTGGTGTCTTCACGACGGACACCGACGGCTCGAACGTGACGACTGTCGGTGCCACGGCCTGGCCAGGGACGTAGCCCCAGCCTTGCGGCAGGAAGTCTGGGCCCCAGATCATTGGGACCTTATCGACTGGACAGTTGTGAACCAGCTGGAACATGCTGTGATTCATCTGGTATATGTGGGGCAGGCACCAGACTGCGTCATAGTCGTTGTGAGCCACGTCGGCTGTGGCCTCGAAGCCGCCGCTTACGTGCTCCATCGCCATGGCCAGCGTGTTGCCAACCGCGTGGTGAATCAGCAGACCACCCGTGGCACGGAAAGCACGGGCCTCGATCGGACCGAGTTTGGCGCAGACTTCAACGATCATGCGTAGGTATCCAGGCCCCTTTTCCGTGTACTCGATCCCAAGGTGCTTGGCCAGAGGATAGTTGTTGACGGCGAAGACCTTGACGCCGGGGATCTTCCCCAAGACTCGCGCCAGGAACGCCGCATTCTGCACGATGCCACTGCCCCACAGGTTCTGGCTGAAGACCTGGTCGCTTGAGGCCTTTGGTTGGGCAGGCAACGTGATGCCGATGCGAAGGACTTTCGGATTGGAACGGTCGCTCATAGGAATGCCTCGTGATGCGCGTAGCTCTGTAGTTGTGGCATGAGCTTCGATTCGAATGCCTGCTTCGTTGCCACAGGGTCGTGACGGTCCATCGCTTCGCGGATGCGGAGCCCACCTTCGCCAGCAGACCAGCGATCGTAGTGGTATCCGTGCTCGCGCAGATACGGACTGGCATGGACGAGTGGGTACCCACCGTACAGCGCTTCGAAGTACAGGTAGTTGAGGCTGTTCTCCCAGTCGTGGGTCACGAGCATGTCACAACGCTCCGCCATGAAGACCGGACCTACGATTCGCGGCGCCAGGTGCAGGCGTGGCAGCATCGACGCAGCGAGGACCGGATTGTCGTGCTTTAGTAGCAGCCGGCGAAGGAACTGGTCGAAGTGCGGGTTGCCGTCGAGGTGTGCAGCGTTGAGTACTGTGATCTCACCGATCTTGGCACTGCCCGTGCACGCCGCCCTGATTGCCAGGAGCGGGACGTGCGCTGTGCGGGTCACGGTGTTATTGGGCTCCATCACGGCAAGACGCCATGACTCGAGATCTGCCGGGGGCCTCCAGCCGAAGTTCGGTGGTAGGAACAGGGGCTCCCAGGTCGGTGGCACGATCAGCACCGGACAGCGGTACACGATCTCGCACCATGATTTGTAGGCGTGGCCGTAGTGAGCCGGAAGCCAGACTGCATCGTAGTTGGCAGCGTCCTCGTACGTCTCTGCCGTGTCTTGGGCTCCCTGACGACACAGAGCTTCCATCGAGCCGATGCCGTTCTGTCCGCCCTTGTACAGGATGACCTTGGTACCGATCCTCTTGTAGCTTGCCCACTCGATGAGGCTGGGCTTGCGGCTGACCACGATCAGCACGTCGACTTCAGCATTGGAGACCATGTCGTCTTTGGTGATGCCGAAGGACTCCAGTGTCTGCACCAGCGGAACCGAGTCGGGTCCAGTAATGAGAAAGGCGGTATGGCCATTCTTCTTGAACATGCGGTACAGGAACAGGGCTGCCTGTCGTACGCCGTTCGAGAAGAGGCCAAGACCGCCGTCATCGTCGATTCGACACGTGATGCCGATTCGTTTCTTGGTCATCTTGATCTTTCGTGTGGTGAAGGCTTTGCTGTCTATTGCAGCGTTGCCAGGAAGTCCCCGTCAGGGGCATAATGCGCGAACATGATCACGGGCTCTGTGGCCCATTCTAGATCAGTCTCCGTCCCATCAACGCCGTCCATGAAGATCAAACGGATTGGGAAGCCGGCGTCGAAGCTGGTGATCTCCGCCTGCACCAGTTCAGCCAGCTCAGCGGTTGTTGCTGCCCGCTCGATCAGGGGCTCGAGTCGATCGTAATTCATCCACGCTTGGAAGTCACGACCTCTTGTGTGGATCGTGACCAGTGGACTGAACACGAAGTGAACGTGGTCCAGATCAGAAGGTCGAAAACTAGAGACGTACTTGCTTCTGCTGGGGCGGGGTCTGGTAGCCATCTGGAACTCAGTTCTTTGCGGAGCCCTAAGGCTCCTCATCAAGGCAGCGGCAGCAAGTACGTGACGTGCAGACTGACCGTGTCGGTGTCACTCGCGTTTTGGAACACGAGGTTCGATGTGGTCGGGGTGTCAATGGCCATAAGAGTAGCCATGGACAGCGCGAACGTATTTACCGTTACGGCAAGGGGGCCGCTGGAAACAGCCACGAAGCGATCGACGAGCGCAGTGATGGTCAGAGCCTGGCCTGGACCCAACGTAGTGTTGACGTCGCTGATGGCGCTACCGATGCCCATAGCAACGCTGCGGCCGAGACTACGGCGGATGTTGTTCTGCCCCTGGAACACTTCCAACTCAACGGTCAAGCCGATCTGCGGAAGGGTGGGGGCGTCTGGGATCACGGTTTGCATGGATGGTTCCTAGATGGTTGGATCAGGTGCGCCTCAGGATGCGACTGGTCTTGCGTCTGATCAGGTCTTCGCGTTCGAACTCAGATCGGCAGTCCTCGTTGCAGTAAAGCCCAATGGCACAGGGTTCTTCACAGAAGAGACACTTGCCCCTGGGCACTGCTTCTACTTTACTACGGTTGAGGTGCGACTTCAATTTCTCCTCGTTGAAGTCGTTGTCTCCCGCTATGTCTGCGTAGTCTGGCATGTGTTTACCAATGTTCTCACGCTCCGAGGTCGATTCTAGAGCTTAGGCTGAAATTCCAGGTACCTATGATGGCCCCGCCGTTAGTCAGGGAGATGTCAATGCGACCAAACGCGCTCTGAATATCTGACGCGAACGTGCTGGAGGTGTGTGCTGTCGCACCGACATCCCAATCAGTACCTGGAGATGGCTGCTGCCAAGTCCCAACCCCGGCCCCACCTGAGGTTAGGGCGCCTGAGGTGACCGTCGTGCGAAACCAGAAATTCTGTATGATACCTCCAGGTGATGTCGGTGTATACCAGTTCGCGTGGTAGATGATACCACTTCCGTCTTGTGTGAAAGTGCGACCGTCGTAGAGCAGACCAGCGATACAGGTTGCCGTGGCAGGGCTCACGCTGCCGACATTGTTCGCAGAAAGAGCTCCCGACGAGACCCCTGTGCCACCTCCTCCACTTGCAGACGTCCCGTAGAAGTGACTCAGTTCCAGAGTTCCAGACATGGGGATCTGGATCGGACCTGCGTTCGGTGTCATTGGCGCCGTTTGATACGACCCGATCCCTGCGGCTGTGCCTGACGGCACGTGAGCTCCGCCTCGGTACAGGTCGGTCCCCTGGAAGGGAGGACTGAGGCCGAATTCGGTACCAACCGCTAGTGCGGTCAACGTCCCTGAGGTTGGGAGTGTCATGACGTCAGCTCCTTGACTTTGTCCTCTAGGTATTCGAGTCGCCTGAACAGAGAGCGGATTGCACCGGGAGTCAGGGCCCCCATCGTCTGAGCGTAGCTAAGACCCAGGCGAGCACCGTCACTGTACTCGTGGCCCGTGACACCGACCGGAAACAGCGGTAGCAGCTCCTGTGCAGAGAGACCCGGCATACGATAACCCGGCAGTTCGGTCAACTCGTATGTGATACCCGTCAGACCCAGAAGAATTCGCAGAGCATCTGCATCAGCGATGGGTTCCACGTTTTTCTTGTAGCGCATGTCTGAAGTGATGGCGAAATTAGCTACCGTGAAGACACCAGAACCGCTGAGATCGGCCAGGTGGGTTGCTCCATCTGCGGCGTACCAGGTGTGGGTCGAACCTGAATACGTGGCGGAACCAGGATTGACGATGTTCTGCGCAGTCGCGACGTTGAAGTTCAACGGGTCCCAAACGTACGAGTTGGTGCCACCGTCAGTGGATCCCCAGAGCGCAGGAGGCTGGCCGGTCTGCGGTGTGTACACGAAGTTCGAAGTGCTGCCCCCACCGCCCCCGGTCACGATCTCGATCACTCCACCTGCCTGGCCAAGACGCAGGTAGCACTGGAACGTGAAGGTGGACGCGACAGTAGTGCCGAGTGCCGAGTACTTGTGCTCCAGTTGCGGCAACGCCAGGAGTGCGAAGAGGACGTCGCCCGCCGTGTAGATACCGATTTCGCCGAAGTCGAAGGGCCCGGCGTCAACACTCATGGTGCAGTTGACGATCAGGGACCCATCCGACGCGGTTGAGAAGCTCGTGATGTTGTCCGTGTAGAGGACTGTACCGTGTAGGGCCGTGTCCGTGTTGCTTGGATTATAGCCGTAGGCGGAGCCGACCTTGAACGTCGTCAGTTGGAGCAGGATGCCGCCCTCGGCTGCCGAGGTCGCGCCGTCAAGACCTACCTGCGTGACAATGAAGACATCTGCGGTCATGCTGCGGCTCCGGTCGTCGGACGCGTCGGGGCGGCCGGCATGTTGTCGATGGAAGCGGTACCGGCCGGTACCGCTTCGGCCCAGGCCCACACAGCGTCCCGCCAGGTTGCGAGAGCCTTGCCTTCTGCTGCATACTGTGGGTTCGCTGACGTCGCCCAGGTCGTCGCGTTGTCGATGCCTTTCGTGTAACCCCAGCCGTAGGCGACTTGGTTGAGCGCGCCATCGATCAAGCGGTTGAGACGCTTCAAGGCCTGATCCGCGTTGAGAGGAGGAACTGGAACCCAAGCAGGACTGCCTAGCTCGTCGACACCTCGCTGCTTACCTTCGGGCGGCGGCTTCGAGTATGTGTCAAATACTTCTGCTGTGACCGGTCGTGCGTCAGTCTGCCAATTCCCAGCTGCGACCGCGCGGTCATAGTGCCGACCGAGATAGAATGCAAGAGTCGTAGGGCTGAAGAAGACGGAGTCGAGTGCATAGCCGTTGTTGACAACAGGGGTCGTAGTTTCTTGTGTCATGGTTCTAATCCTTACCAGCCGGAGACATCTATGTGCAGAGTGACATTGCGTGCGCCACCACCGTTCTGACCCATAGAGATGACACATCCAGTAGTGGAGTTGGATACAACTGCCAAGATGAGTGCGTCTGATTCATCGCCAACCCGACCAGGGTCTTTGACAACCGGGACCGGGATACGGCTTTGAGTCGGGAACGCGATCGGATAGACAATCGTGACTTCGCCATCAGCGATGTCTGTAACAGCGACCTCGTAGCTCTGCTCGATACGGCCGCCTGGGAATTCCTGGTAGCCGTTGATAACATTCGAGTGCGTGAAGTCTGTGGCGTACTGCGAGAGGGTCAGAAATGCACCGGACGCAATCATGGTCTGGATCGCAGTACCAAGCTGTGTCCAGTTGTTGTGATCGACGGTCAGACCCGCTGTAACGATCACCGCCTGAGTCTGAAGCAGAAGGCGGTTGTAAATCTCCGCCATGTTGTTGGTAGAGGTCGAAGGACTGATGCCGTCGACTGCTCCGGTGTGTGAGACGTTGAACGGTGCCGGTGTGGTCGAACCCGGTGTGAACGACCCGGTGACGCCTATGCCTGGGATGAAGCTGATTATGTCCAATTTCTACTCCTGTTGTCTAGTCGGGCCATTTGGCCTCGTCGATGTGCGTCAGCGTCTGACCCATACCGCCCTGTGCGATGGCGAAGCCGTTCACATCCGTAGCCCCACCGGTCCATCCACCCATCTTCGAGTGGTATCGGATCGGATAATTGTTGGTCTGCCCCGCGAAGACCGGAGTCCAGAGTCCGCCACCAAGCATGATGTTGGCAAAGGTGCTGTTGTCCTCGGTAACGATCAGAGTCTTGATGGCTATGGAGATAGCGTGCAGGACGAGATTGTAGTTGCAGATCTCGTAGAAGAACGATCCCAAGGTGACCGGATCAACCCCGTACTGATCTGGCATCGTGATGATGACGTGGGTCGTTGGGAACCACGGCCCGGGCGACGTGTCGTATATGTAGGCGCCGACTGTGGAGTCCGTCGGGCTGTAGAAGTTGACGTAGTCCTGCGTAACCAGAGGGGAGATCGTCAGGCCAGATCCTAGGCAGAAGTTCAAGAAGTCGATGGCCGCATTCTTGCCCTTCCCAAACCAGTAGGATCCAAGAAACTTGGCCAGCGCCCGGTATCCAGACTCGGACACAACGCCGGCATTCTGTAGCTTCATGCCAAGGAGATTGACCTGGGAGACGATCATGGCTCGTTCAGGACCACCCCAGTCTATGAAGTCAATCATCTCCCCACTGGTGACCTTGGCCTCCATCGTCTTGGTGGAGACCCACATATTTCGCATGCTGTTCAGCGCGTCGACCTTGGCCTCCACGTTGTAGTCGAACACACGATCTATGGAGTCAGCGTAGTCCACGAAGTACTGATTCATGAACAGGTAGGGAGCCAGCAGAATCGACCGCGGGAGCTTGACGAAGGCCCTACGATTCTGCTCCGCCGTGGTTGCAGGGAGATCGGGAGTGTAGGTGTAGACGGTGGTCACGCGGTGGCATCCCTAATTGGGAACAGCGCAGACGCCTGACGCGAGGAGTACTTCGCGCTGACGTTCAAACTGCTCAGGGTGTTGTAGCGAATCAACGTGTCAGACGCTGCACCCGGACTCAAGGGCGTGGGATCAGAGGCCGCAGTGTCCAGGTACTGAAGCACGTCAGCATCCAGACTCGCTATGATGCCGATGTGACCAGCCAGACGACCCCACACGTTGTAGGTCAGAGCGTTCTGCGTTGGATTTGAACTCCAGTCGATGATGATGCCTTCGCTGTTGATCAGCACCTGTGGGTTGATCCAATTCGAAGGTGTTCCCTGATCGATGATTCCGACTGGAGACGGCACTATGGTCCAGGTCGTTCCTGGCGGAGTACCCGCGACGATCTGTGCTCCCTTGCTGACTGCTGCTCCGCCGACTGTTCCGGTCTTGGAGATGATCCAGTACTGTCCAGGGACCGTCGCTCCAGATGGGTACGACGTGGGGTTGGTTGACGCGTCGACGTAGCCGAGGAAGTTCGGGTTCGGTGTCGCCGCGTCGACCGCCACCGCATAGGCGTAAACGCCGGGGGTCAGCAGACCCGTGCCCGCCACGATGGTACCAGTAATCTGTGGACTAAGCGGACTGGTCACGATCATGGGACCTGTCGGCTGGTTCACCACAACGTAGCTGATCTGTCCTGGTGCCGCGTTGTTCGCCGTCTCGATGATGTCCGAGATGAAGAAGTCGGTCATCAGCAGACCGGTGCGCGGGGAGAACAGGTTGGTGATAGCAGCACTTACCTTCGACTCGATGTCAGCCAGGCTGTTCACGCTGTTGAAACAGTAGACCGTGACATCCACATTGTTACCGATCGGGACCGGGGCCTGGTACAGGAACTTCGTGCTGTACATCGTGATCTGCTGGAGATACGCCAGGAATTCATTGATCTGGTCCGGTGACCAGGTCGAGTTCGTTAGGGCGGACACTCGAATCACGTTCATCCACTCGAGAGCCGCCGGATTGATCTCGCGCTGCGCCTGGGTCACCGCATCCACGATACCAGGGTAGTTCAACACCGTCGCACTGTATTGACTCTTCGTCACAGCCGAGCTGTAAGTGCCGAAGGACCCGGCAGCGAAGTTCTTGTACGCAACCGTGGGCTTCTCATCGGCACCACCGCTGGGGTTTCCGGTGAAGTTCCCGGTCACACCGCTTACCGACGAACCCGTCAGGCTGACGCCAGTCAGGTTGGCCCCGTTTATGGACGAACCCTGCGTCGTTGCGTACGTGATGGTCACCACGTCGTTGACCTGAGGCACGGCACCGTAACCCTGGGCACCGAACTGCAGATTGAGACGGCCATCTGGCAGCGTCCAGTCCACGTAGGCGTTGACCCCAGGGTAGTTCCACAGGGCTCCGAACACCTTTGTCAGATCAGCACCGTTTAGATCGACAAGAACGTCCTGGTCCGAGACGGTGAACTGATCGTCAACCGAAACCCAAGTCTGCAGATCAGTGCCGATACCCGAAAGGCTCTGGGTGACGATCACTCCCTCACGCAAGGTCAGTGTCTGCGGAACTCCAGCACTCAAGCTGATCGCCGTCTGCGTGAACCAGTTGTAGCCACCACCGGAAATCTGCGTGAACGGAGGCAGCGTCTGCGTCGTATCGCTGGTGACGGTGGCCGGAATCGTGGCAGGGAGCTTGCGGCTGAGACGAAGGCCCTGCATGTTTGCGATGGCGCGCAGGGCCGAGTCAGATTGAGCGGTTGATGGGAACGCGTCCTCCACAGCACGCTGAACACGGCCAGTCAGGAACGTGCCGATGGCTGAGATGTACTCGATCAGGGTTTGGCTGGTCTCCGAGGTGATCCCAGTGGACCATATGTTAGACGTGGCCAGGTCCGCTTCGAACTGCGCAACGAACTGCGTCTGATCGACTGTCGAGTCCATCAGGTTAATCAGATCCAGCACTTGCAGCTGGAACGTTTGAGTCACTGTCTGTGGCGTCCCAGGTGTCGAGTCACTGGCTTCGATGGTGATCGAGTAGAGACCTAGGGTCGAGGTGCTGCCACTCGTCAAGCCCTGGTTGTTGAGCTGAAGACCCGGGGGCATCGAGCCACCGACCAGTGCGAAAGCGTACGGTGCAATTCCACCGGTGACCGTCAGGTAGTTGGCATACGCTTGATTGATGGAAGCCGCTGGGAGGAAGCTATCGGTGAAAGCGATGGTCATACAGGGACCTCGAATTGGAGCTGTTGTAGGTTCGGGATATTGGGCAGGAAGAAGGCCATGCGCACAACGTAGCCCGGGATCGACATATCAGGATTGATCTGCGTGTTGCTGAGATCAAGCGAAACGCGAGGCTCCCATTTCTCGATAGAGGTGATCATGAAGGTCTCCATCTTGACCGCTGTCATGTCACAGATTGGCTCCTGCAAAAACTGGAGCCAGATCGATCCGTACGTGGGCTGGAAGGTCCTGGCGCGTTGACCCGGCACGCAGTTGAACAGGTTGAACAACGACGCCTTCACAATCGCAAGTCCGTCTGCCAGCCTGTCAGGCAGTGTGTCAACGGTGAATCGGGGGTTCACGTCGATCCAGATCGCATCCTGCAGCTGGAGTTGGTAATTGGTGGGACTGGGTGCGGACATGAAGGTCCTCAGGTGGAGACGACGCCAGTGAAGGAGCCGCTCTCGTTAAAGTGTCTGTGGAGATCGCTGATGTCGTGGCCGTTGCTCGTGGATGGGCCGGTGATCGCGACACCGAGGCTGAACGCAGCCAGCATGTCAAACGTGGCCAAGCCAGTGACATTAAGTGCCCCTTCCACCGTAGTCGTAGGAGCTGTGATCGTGGCGGCACTGCTAGCGACGACGTTGAAATTTGCACCGTTCACGTCAACGTCACCACTGGCATTGATCGTGAAATCTGTCACGTTGTAGACGAGGTGCGGTACGTTGTAGGTGCCAGTCTGATCAGCAGGGACTGTGACCGTGTAACTCCCGTTCTCGTCAATGTGAAGTTGGAAGCCCCCACCGGTCTCGAACTTGACGTCCTTGCCCTGGACCACGAGCTTGTTCCCGTCTGGGTCCTTGAAGCCCCAAGCCGTGCCCGATGGAAACTCACCGGGGTTGGCGAAGCACTGCAGATCGGCTGAGTAGAGCGGGTAGTGAGGGTCTCCGTCTTGGAGTAAAATTGCCACGTCAGCACCAACGGCTGGCGTACCAAAGACACCGAATCCGTCTCCTTGACCGAAGGGAGATTGTTTCGTCTTTCCAATCCATGGTAGAGGGCCTAGATTGGGATCGTACAGATTCGGGATCTGGACCTGGATGCGATCCAGATTTAGCGGGTCCACGTTGGTGACGACCTTACCCTTGTACCATTTGTTCCCAAGACCATCGCTAAGACCAAGACTGTTGTCAAGAGTGTCGAAACTCATTTTCAGCTTCCCAGGCCGTTTTTCACGGCGATGATCTGTTCATTGTAGCTCGTGCCTTGGATCAGGATGATCTTGGTGTGAGCTGTGTACGCCCCGTTGTACTGAGTCGAGTCCGAGTCCGCCGGCAGAGCCAAACTGAAGTTGTCGAATGGCTCCCAGCTGGTCTCGAACGGGAACAGAAACTTACCAGTGAGGCTGTTCAGCAGGTTGTACCTGGTGTTCTGGTAGCGTGCCCGCTCGTACTTAGGATGAACGTTGCCCCAGTCGATGGGACCAAAGCTGATGCCCCCACGTGTCATGGCTGTACGGACATCGTTGGACAGCAGGGGAAACTTTGCGTTGGGCGTGAAAGTCAATTCGTTTTCGAGACCGTCAATCGACGAGCCCTGGTCTTCCACGGTCTGAACTTGACGACTGTGCAGGTAACCGCCAGCCGCGTTGTTTAGACCGCTCCGGGTCTCTGGTGTGAAGTCCGTGAGCATGAGGAACTGCGACGCGTCGGGGGTCGGTGTGTAGCCGACGCTGATCTTGGGCTTGGACAGTGCGTTGATATTGACGTAGCGCATGGCACCAGAGCTGTCCACAGCCAGGGCCATGTGGCTCGTGTCTGACACGTAGCCAGCTCGAGCAATGCCTTTGGCAAATTCACCGAACGTTTGATTTCCGGGCAACCACAGCATCGCATCGCTGGAATTGGAGTTTGTAGACATCCATGTTAGGCCAGACAGGGCAGCGATCGACTGCAGGGCCTGCGCACTCGACCCCTGGATACCGCTACTGCTGGTCCCGAGCCAGTACCGGGGTGCATCCCAGTAGCACTCAATCGTGTAGACGAAACCTTGAGGGGCAGGATTTCGTTTCCAGTTGAAGACTCGGAATCTGCGCGTCACCGTATTGATCTGGACCGCGATCTGGGCCCCGTCCTGGAGACCGTAGCCCGGCATCTGGTTCAGGGTGTCGACAATGGTAAGCTGAAGGAGTGGAAGGGTCTGTAGTGAGGAGGCCTTCATCCACAGGCTTCGAAGCGAGTTCCCGAAATCGAGCAGGAATTCGCGGCCAGCGATGAAGACAGAGGCTGTGACCTGCTCGTTTACGCGGAAGCTCATGTCAGATGACCTGCGTTGTTGGGTTGTTGTTGGACGAACTGGCGAAGAATGCGTCGAGGCTGCTCTTGTTAGGCAGCCCGATCTGTGCACCCACGCAGACGTCTGTGATCGGATCACTCAGCCCGTTGAAAGCCATGATCGCGCGCCAGTATTCCTGGTCCGCGTAGTAGTCATAGGCTAGGCCAGGAAGGTTAGCCTCGTACTTCGCGTCGATCGTGATGACTTTGTCGACCTGAACCATCCACCTCATGTTGACATACCGGCTGCTCAAGATGTCAATGTCAGTAAGGCCGTTCAACAGTGTCGTCAGTGGTGTTGCCACGGAGTAGATTGGGATGCTCATGGTGGTCAGTCCGGAGTGAAGGAGATAACGCCACCAGTCTGGTAGTTCACCTTGGAGTTCTTGCCGCCAACGCGGATGATTGACGTGAGATCGTCCGTTGTCAAAGCGAACATGGGCCTGAAGCTGACGGTTGCCGTTGCAGACATGATACCACCGCGGGGACCTGGTTGCTGAGGCCTCAGCACGTGACTGACATTGGTGATGATTACGTTTTTGAGACGAAACCAATCCCCGATACGAATCTCGATCTTGTTCTTGAGCAGTTGTTCGATTGCCGCTTTTGACGCATAGAGCGCCTTACCAGCGCTTGACGCAGCTTCAACACCTCCGGCCGTTGCACCTGCGAGTACCTTTCCGCCGTTGGCCATCGCCTTGGTTGCCGCGTTTTGGACCTTGGTTGCCGTGTCCAGGATGGTGGACACCACTCCGCTGCTGATCTTCTCTACTGCGTCCTTGTCCAGTATGGGACCAGGACTTCGCAACCAGCCGGAGCTTGGATCCACCGAAGGGACTGCTAGACTCGACAAGATCTGCAGTGGGATCATGACATCTTTGTCAACGTCAGACCAGGCTCGAAACTCGATCGGTAGACTGAACTCGACTTCACCCCCGCCCTGCCAGACTTGGATCGTCTGAACCTGGGCCAGGAGGCGGGTCCCCATAGTCACGGCCAACAGATCAGCCACGTTGCCATCACCGGCTAGTCCTGCGGCCCAAGGAGCCTTCCAGCTGACCTGTTGATCCATCAGGAACTCTTCCGGGACCTGCCCAACCACGATGATGGGATTTTTGTTGCTGCCAATAGTCTGGATATCCTGATCCTGCTTGATTTGGACAAGATACTTACGACTGGCGCTGACAAGTGAAGGATCAGTGCTTGTCTGCGATCCATCGATGCCTGTCTGCTGTATCCCTGCGGCAGAAAGCGCTGCACCCTGTACGCTGGCCGTCCACTGCTGAAGAATTCCCATGATGTGCTTTCTAGGTCAATGCGATGAGACGCTTGTCTCGGTTCACTAGCTCGACATCCTTCGGAACGGAGGCGACACCACCGGGGCTCGAACCGCCGGCCGCGACAGCCGTTCCTTTTCGTAGACCAGATAGGTAGGTACCAGGATCAACAGGTGCACTGGCCGTCACGGGTTGGGTCTCGAAATGGAGGTGAGGGCCGGTGCTCACGCCCTCGTTCCCCATCTTGCCGATTTCTTGACCTGCCGTCACCTTGTCACCGACCTTGACGCTGACGGCGGAGAGGTGGCCATAGCGCGTGATGAGATCGCTCCCGCGTATGGTGATCAGTGTGCCGTAGCCACTGGCGGGTCCTGCGACCTCAACCGTACCGTCGGTGGCCGCAACGACAGATGATCCGTACTTGCCACCAATGTCCACGCCCTTGTGCTCGGTACTCGCGCCCTCCATGATGTAGCCACGATGGCCGAACGGAGAGGTGACGATCCCTGTAGCCGGCATGACCATGGAGCCGCTGGCTACCTGATCCTTGTAGCCATTGGATGCAAAGCCGAGGGCCTGCCGTGCCGCCTCTGCGATCTGTGCGTCGGAGTAAGGGTTGTATCCGTTCTCTTGGATGATGATGGCCTTCATCAGGGCTTCGACGGTGCCCTGATTCGAGAGATCCAACTTGTCCCCAGGATCCACCCCTAGGGCTTTTGCTACGTTCTTCACGTACGCGTCCTGATCTGTGTGCGACCAGTTACGAACGATTTTGTCGACGGTGTTGATTCCACGGCTAGAGTAGAGCTCCAGCTGACGACCCATGTTGTAGAGACCCTGACCCTGGGTGGAGAACTGCGCGAAGTGTCCACTCGTTGCCAACGAGGAGGGCTGGTGCGCGTAAACGAGATTGCCAGGGTTGTTGTTCCGAAGTCCCTCGGTCAACTTGCCGCCCAACGACGTCTCAGGGACGGTTGACGATGGGACGGCACCTGCTCCCGGGGTCTGGACCTTACGGCTGGAGCCAGGATCTACGCCTTCCTTCCACTCACGCCACTTCTTGTACAGCATGTAGCCGCCGACAGCCAGACCAGCGGCTATTAGGCCCTCTGGCGTGAGGATCAGTGGCAGCACCGACATGACCGTCCAGCTTACCATGGTCACCATCGGTACCACAACCATCTCGATGCAGAACGGTACGAAGGAGAAGAGGGCCTCTCCAACGAGTTCAATCGCGGTGACGAGTCCACTCTTCGCCATCTGCAGCACCATCTCCAGGGCACCGCTTTCTTCGGCCTCGAGCTCGATCTTGGGACCCACCCCATCGCGGTTAGCGCGTTTGACTGCGGCCTTGATCTTGTTGAACGCCGAGTTGAGAAGCAGCGTTTGCTTGACGGGCTTCCGTCCGTTGAACACGTCACCTATAGACACGAGGAGTCCAGTGGCGGCGGCCGGGGCGAGAAGGGACAGCGCACCCTCACTCTGAAGGACCGCGCGTTGTCGTTGGAACTGGACAGCGTCTGTGATGTTCATGCTCGTTCTCTAAGGGTTGACTAGGAGTCCTGAGCCTAGTGCGTTCAAGGCATCGCTCACACCGTTGGATGGGAAACTGGAGTTTCCAAGAGCCACGCCCTTTGGGTTAGCTGCCTTGCCTCCGGTGCTGGTACCAGAATCCGTGCCTTGTGAAGAGGGAGGAGTTGCCACAACCTTCTGTGGAACCGATCCATAGGCACCTCCGGCCGCAGTTGGTGCAGTCACGGATCCGGGCTTGCCTACCGATGAACCCGGAGCCGGAGCAGCACCGAAGTTCGTGCTCCGTTTGTCGACATAGGGGCTGAACCGCTTGACGTCGAAGCCGGCAGTCTTCAGGTCGTCGTACAGAGGCTTCGACAACTGCGTGTAGCGGATGCCGTTTCCACCGTTGAGGTAGAACTGAAGATATTTGCGCTGCACTTCCTTCTCGTCGCCGGTGTGGGCCTGATACGACCGGAGTGTTGAGCGCAACAGGTTCTCAGTCTGCTCGGGGGTCTTCTTAGCACCCCAGTCCTTAGCGAACATGTCTGCGTTGGTGCCGATCGTTGGATGCAGGCCATTGCGCAGACCTTGCTGGACAGCAAGGTCGGATCCCGCCTGGGCAGGCTTCTCGTCAGCGGTGGGATCACCAAAGATGAAACGACGGAGGCCGCTGATCATCCATTCCTTGGCGGTGGCCCAGGTCGCGGCAAGGAAATCCTTGACGTAGTGGGGACCAAAGCGCGCCTCAAGCTCCTTGTTGATACCTTCCAGCATTGGCTTGATAAGAGCGGAGAACAGCGCGGCATAGCCAATGAGCTTTCCGATCCCGCCGGCAGAGCTTCCACTCGCGAGTTGAGCCCACTTGCGCTTGAGATATCCCAGCATGGATCCCATGCTTTTCTGGAACCATTCGACGGTCGAAGCCCCTGCGTCCTTGACTGCGGTTCCTACGTAGCGCAGACTCTTGTCTACCTTCAGGATGGCAGACACAGCACCACGATTGTTGCCGGCCTTGGACAGCGCCCAGCTCGTGCCCTGAGTGAGGAGACTGCTTGGACCTGCCTTAGCAATCTGATTCTTCAGATCACGCCCTACCATTGACGCAGCAAGGGCAAGGCTTCGGCTAATGCTGGCCTTGCCTTCTTTGTCGCGACCCATGTCGACGAAGCGTTCGAGCTTGGACCTGTAGAGTTGTCCATACGGCACGAGTGCCGTCTTCTGGCCCTTCTCCAGTTCCTTGCGCTTCTTGATCTTGTCGTTGTTTTGGGCTCCGACCTTGGCCAGGAAGTCGATGGACTTCTTGAATCCGACCATCAGCTCGTCGATGGTGCCCTGCTTCTCGGCCTGGACCAACTTGTCGTGGTCTGGATCGGTGGTCTTAGATTTCGCCTTTTGCCACGCACGGTACACGTCGGCGAAAGTGTTCTTCAGCTTGTTAACATCTGGTGTCGAGACCCCGACGAGGTTCGACATGTGTCGGTCGATCGAGTCTTCGAGATTCTTGATCAGTGTGTTGAAGTCCGAGATCGACTTCTGCTTCTTTTTCTTCTTCTTCTTTTCCTTGACCTTGGTGACGAGTTCCTTCTTCTGCTCTTCGACCAGAGCCTTCTCTTCGGCAGCAATCTCGGCGTCGACCTTGGCTGTCTGATCGACAAGATCTTCCTTCATCTTCGCGATCTTGTACTCGTCGTCCAACGTCTTCTTCTGTTGGGCGATTTGTTTCTTGCTCAGACGCTGTTGCTGGTTCGTCAGCTTGGACTGTGCCTGCTTGACACCTGCAATCAGGGACTTCAGGTCAGCCGGCGCTGCCGCTATATCGTCGTAATTTGCGTCCGCGATCTTCTGACGATCCTTGCCGGCCTGCTGACTGTTCTTCGTTCCTGGACGTTGCTTGGCCATCACTAGCCTCCGATGTAGACGCGGTTTTCTTTCATCGCCTCCTCCTTAGACTTCCAGATCTCCTGCGCAAAGTCAGAGAGGTAGAACAGCCTGGAGGTCAGCATCTGCTCGTCGTAGACGTGGAACTCCTGGGCGATGGAACGCACCATCGTCAAGAGGGCAGACTCAGAAACGCGGGGAAGAAAAGGTGCGTGCGTCGACGACGAGCTTGATCTGCTCTTCGTGTCCGCACTCCTTGCACTTGACTTGAACGAATTCGTTGATGCCGAAGCGGTCGACCAGCTCGCTGAACTCCAGAACCAGGAGCGTATCGTCGGTGGTGAGGTGGTCCTCCACAACCTGGATCTTCTCGAGCAAGGTCCAGCGCTTGTGTACGCCGGTCTCTTTGTCCAGACGTGGGAACGCAGAGTCCAGGTCCAGCATCGAGGCGGCACGCGCCAGGTACTGCCAGCTCTCGTCCACGAATCGCGGGTCGTCCAGAAACTCGATGCTGTCAAGTACAGTCTCGGGTCGGAGATCGATGCGGTACTGCTTGCCGCCCAGATCGACTACGACATGGAAGTATTCGGGATCCGGCTTGGGATCTAGGTACACCACCTCCAGCTTCGACACGTCGTGTACCGACTCATTGTCCAGGCTCTGGCGACTGAGCAGACCCTCCATCACTTTCTCGTGATGATGTGGATTCGAGCAGGTATGACCCACCTTCATCGTGTTCTTCTTGAAGCTGTTGGCCCGGAGCCAGTACAGCACGGCGTTAAGGTCGTTGACCGACAGCTTGAAGCCGATGTTCTTCTCGCCGTTCGGAGTCGCAAGGACGGACGACACGACCTCAGCGATCAACTGCATGGACGATGCGTCAGCGGCTTTTGACATCTTGGCCAGATGCGGAACCCTCAGTGGCTTGACGTACAGGTCCTTGAACGTGTAGTAGGCGAACCGAGACGGCAAATCTACCGTCGTCATGTCCGTCGTGTCCATGGGCGTCATGGGTGGCTGCGGGTTCGGCACCATGTTCGGCCCTGGGCCTTGCGTCGGACCAGGACCCACGTCTTGCGGATCGACTGGTCCGGTGGCGAGGACAGACGTGGAGCCGACATGACGGTGTTGCTCCAGTATCGTTCCAGAGCGAGCCACCGACTCGGCCTGGGTCTGCGCCCGTGGGGGCACGAAATCGGGGACGATGGGCTGCGGCTGGCGTTCCGGCCGCACGGAGCGGATTTGACGCGGATCCTGTCCCACGCTCTGGCGTAGGCGCTTGTCGATCAGGTCGCGTGCCTCTGGGGGGAACTCGAAGCCCGGTGTCGGGGTAGGGAACAGTGCGTGTGGTGACTTATCTTGGCTCATTGCCTTTTCCTTGTTAACCTGGTGCGAACTTGCTCAGCTGGTCTGCTATGGCTTGGCTCCCAAACGATTGAAGGCCGGACAGAGCGAATCCCGAGACGGTGTTGGTCAAGGTATCGAGCAGCCCCTTGTCACTATTTACAGTGATGTCCACGTCTTCGCATGCGAAATTCACGCTGAGGACCATGCCTGTAGCGTCGCCCGAACCGAACTCTAGCTGCTGTGGCTCGCTCGGCCAGCAATTTATGAGTCGCACATTCAGGAGGACATTCCTTTGCACCGACAGGACCACTAGGTAGATGTCCTTCTTGTAGTCGGCAGGATATCCCCAATTTCCTTGGTTCCCTACAACCTTCGGGTTAGCATTCGCGAGGACGAGACCCTGCCATGCTTTGATGTACTCGAAGGCTTTGGAGCTCGAGTCCATGAAAAGGCCGAGAGTCAACTGGCCGACGGAGTAGGACTGCGCGTTGTGGACATCGTGACCGTTGCGCTTGAACGAGTCCGTGCTGATCGTGCGCATCGGCAGGTTGGCCGTCTGCACGTAGTACCATGGGCACGACACGAGTGGGAGCCCGCCCTGAAGTGTTCCCAGTGGGGACGGGCTGGTTCCAAGACTCACGCTGTTGCTGTTCGTGACATCCGGCATCACGGCGTACCAGCACCAGTTCTGTACCGCGTCACCACGACGGTTGATGCCACTTAGGTCGTCACCAAATGAGGTGCCTCCACTGGATCCGGCCGTGGTCACGAACTGGTTGGCCGCTCCAGCTAGAGTTGAGGCGGCATCAGAGAAATTGCCCTGGGCAGCAGAGCCAAGAGCAGAGGTGAGTGCGACCGTGCCCTCCCCCTTGAGGGACGCAACGGCTGAGCCAACGAAATCGGAGAGGGATGACATTCTGGTGCTCTGACGTAGTGTAGAGCTGGG